CCTGTCCGTCTTGCACTTCAACAGACCCACGAGCACACTGCATTGAATAGTCTACATTAGCAATGGTGGCGAAAGTAGCAACACCAGCAGCACCAGCATACCCAAGACGATTAAGCGCGAAAAGAGCAGTCGCCAAAGGATCATCCACAGGATTACCTGCGCCGTTAAGACGACGGATTTGTAACTCAACTTGTTGTGCGAAGGTCTCCGCATCCGCAATTGTAAAAGTCATTTCAGCACTGAGATTGTATACGCCCCCAGTTAGAGTAAAGCGGATTTCACTTGCATCCGCACGCCGCAGGATTTGAAGCGAAGTCCCTGCGGCTTGATTCACGGCGACCGCAGGAATGTTTGTCGCAATCGCAGATACGGCGTTAAAGTTAATAATACGAGGCGGAAAGTTGGCAATGGACATTATATATTATCCAAATAAAATAATTTCAAAAAAGCTCCTTAATTGGGGGTGTCTTTTAAGCAATGCGCGTTGCTGATAATAAATTAGATGACGTGGGGTACATGCTGATCGTCCCGACCAAAGTACCAGCAAAAAAGCAACCAATATTGAGGTTGGTTGCCGCGGTATACGATACGACGAAAGAACCCGTCCCGAACATGCTGTTTATGCCGTTATTCACGATGTAAGTCGCTGTCGATAACGAAATTCCGTATTGCCCCTGTGTTTGAGACCCATTACCATTAAACGAGTATATCGAAATGGTTGAATTGGTTGCGCTGCTTGTTTGAAGTCGAACCGAATAGTTTATCATCCAAACCCCAGCAGGAACGGGTAAATTTGTAAAAACATTAAAACCGACGCTTGGTGCGGCTGCACTCAATGTAGCGGACGCTGTTGCGGTAGATAAAACATATCCAATTTGTGTTGCGGAAGGCAATGCCGTATTTGTGCTCAAGGTTACAAACTGGTTGACCCCATAGGTCAGGCCGGAGAGCACTTTATTATTCAGGTTAACCCCCGTGGTAAGGACGTTGGAGCCGACGGAGAGCACGCTGGAGGTGATGCTGTCCAAGGTCGCGGCCCGCAGCCCTAAAATGTTGGTGGCCGATGTCGCCGACCCGATGTTGATGATGTTGGCGCTTGTAGATGCGTTCTGAATGTTCAAAGTCGCCGTGCGCGCGGCGCTCGTAAATAAACTGGCTAAGCCGCTGGTATTGGTCGTGAGCAAATTGTAGGCACCGGTCGTTGTTGTAACATAGGAATCAATTGTTGTCCCTACATTTTGGGTTTGAAGTGTATGAATTCTGCTCGTGAGAGCGATTGCTGTCCCTGCGATGGTAGTGTTAACGCCTGCTTTGCCAATGTTAATTCCTGAGGCATTCACCGTGCCGAAATTTAGGGTAACCGCCGTGTCGGTGTCCAGCGCCGGCGACGTAATGCCCAGCGCGAATTTGTTCGTTCCAGTCCACGTATTGTTGCTTGAGAGCAAGGTCGTTCCGGCATTGAGCGTGCTTTGCGAAAACGAGTAGTAGGCGTTTTGGAAATACGTTGCTACGTTAACTGGTGTGCCGTCTTTATGCACGTAGATTTTGAGAACAATTTTATCGGTTAGCGCTACAGGCCAAGGTGCCGCAATGGTGGCATTAATGGGGAAAGCGGTTGGGGTCGTTAGTGAGTTGACGTCTGCGCTAAGCCCGCTGGTCGTTATCAAGGTCTCCGTGGCGCCGGTGAGCTGGTAAAGTTCAAAAAAGTAAGTACAAACGCCTGCCGGAGCGCTGACCTCGCTGTACAGCAAGACGTTCCAAATACCAGAGGGAATACTCGTGATACCCAGTGCAGAGGACACAAATTCAGCCACGAGCTGGTTTGTCGCATTGGAAGACAGGTCAACCTTTTGCTGGGCGGCGGTAACCACGGACTGGCCGAGCGACCTGTAAAGGCCGTCGACGACGCTGTAGTTCAAGAAAAAATTGTAGCCACCGCTGTATTGCCCTACAAGGGAGTCGACGTAGCCCTTGGTTACGAGGTCGTTTCCATTGATGGCGTCCACGCTGTGTGGCGGATTGTTAAAGCTAACTTGGCCGGTGATGGCTAATTCGGTCCCGTTGTTGACAATTTGGGTCAGGTTTGCCCCTACTTGAAATTTCACTCTGTCCTTAAGCAGTTGGCCGTAATCACCTGTAGGAATATCAACTGCAACTACGCCGTCGCTCTGTAGCGTGGTCTGACGATTTCCAGCCTGAAGCATAATGATTCCAGCGTTGTTTAAAGTACACTGATTTAAAGAGGGTGGTGATGTGGTCAAAATAATGTTATCATTTGTAGTTGCACCAGCGTCTGTAACTTGCTGTAATGTGGGCGTCGGAGTGCCGCTTGTTAAGAGCAGACTCGTAAGAGTATTGACCTTGGAATTTAATAAGCCAAAACCGTAAGCACGACTCATTTATTAATACAAATAAAATAAAATGTATTGATAAAATACATGGTAAAATTGGCTAAACCTATTTTTAACGACGTTATGCAACTTATAGGAGGGATACTTGAGCAAGATGAAAAAAGAAAAAAGAAAAAGATCATGACCTATGCTCCGAGTACTTATTCTAAAGTCAAACCTCAGCCGGCGAGGCTACCCCGTGTAATTGCGCCTTATGTTGCGCCTTATGTCGCGCCTTATGTTGCGCCTTATGCCGCTGCGCCGTTGGGTCGAGTTGGGCGTAGTCCAGTTAAGGTAAAACGTTTTAGACGAACAAAGGCTCAAATGGCGATTTTTCGTGCAGAAGAAGCCCGTACACGAGAAGCCGACATCCCAGATAAACCGAAACGTAAACGACGTACAAAAAAAGAAATTGCAAAAGATGACGCTTATATAGCACGAGACGAAGCGGAAACTGAAGTTGGTCGAGTTTTTGCTGATTTGTATAAAGGATTAACACCGAAAAAGGGAGCCAAATCCAAAGCTGAAGAAACGAAGGCAGACGAATTAGCTGAACCAGTATTTGCAGATCCGGTAGACGTTTCTATTAAACAATTACGAGCAAAAAGAAAAATCGCTCCATTTTTAGATGAATTCAAATCTTCATTATCAGCTGCACCCTCAGAGGCAGTCGGTCTCGGGCGGTTCCTTGGCCGATTTGAGTAATGCTTTCTTTAGGATTAAAATCCACCAAAAATAATCTCTTTTTAATGTAAAAATGGCTTTGTTTGGAGGGTCTCAGATTTCTGAAGGCAGCAAATCAACGTATATGAGCAAGCTCAAGAAATTGAACGGCAACAAGGTCCCGACCGATGTGCAATTTTTAAAAAACACGAAGACAATTTTAGAGCAGATCGAGCTGATCCAAAATCCTAATACGCGTCGCAGCTCAATCATAGCGGTTGTTAGTGCGCTGAAGGGTAACAAAAAGTTCAAGAAAGTTTATGACATTTATCACAGCGAGATGATGAAAATAAATTCGGTTTTGAACAAGGATTCCTTCAAATCTGACAGCACCAAAGCCAAGCAAGACAACGTGAATATGGCAGACCTATTAACGAGACAAAAAGAATTGGCCGCTATCATGCCAATAATTCAAAAAAAAAAGACCATAACAGGTGAGCAATTGAAGCAACTTCACGATTTAGTTATCGTGTCGCTTTACACGTTATTACCTCCGCGTCGTAACATCGATTATTCTGAGATGGTTGTTGCAGCTCCGACTGATAACAAAACCAAAAATTATTACCATGCTGGCAATTTCTATTTTAATAATTATAAGACAAAAACCACCTACAAACAGCAGGTCGTCGATGTTCCCGAAGAATTGAACACAATTTTGAAGATTTGGATCAAGCTAAAACCTAAAGGAAATGAAAATTTATTGGTTAACCTGCAAACCAATGCGAGGGTCAAGGCATCAGACATGACGAAACTGTTAAAACAAGTCTTCAAAAACGAACACATTGGCGTGAGCGTATTGCGTAACGTTTTTCTTAGCGAAAAATATAGCGGATTGATGGGAGATTTGAAGAAAGACGCCGCTCAAATGGGCACCAGTATAGGTGTCGCCGAAAACACATATATTAAAAAATAATAGCTCGTAAAACCCATGGTCGAATAGATTAAAATTAGATTCATAAAACTTAATCTATTGTGTTTGGATTAACTGCAGATCTAAAGCACAGCATAAATTTATAAATTTGTTTATTTTTTAGATGCAAATATGATCTGATACTGTTAGATTTTATTTATTTAATCCATCATGCATAGATTAACTCATGTAAAATAATCTAAAACGCATAAAGACAAGCAAATGCACAAGTATTTCATTTTATAGACGATGTTAGCATTTGACACAAAGCTTTTTTTCTTCGATCTCAAACAGCATAAGTGTTTTTTTTAGTTCCAGATTTGTGTACTCTTTAAAGGGTGGAGGATTTGTTCGGCCAATACTCATATAGTAAGCCGCAATCACAATTAACATCTGTTTCCGGTTCATTATTATGTGAAAATATTTAATATTCGCCTATATAACATGAAAACGATTGACATGCTTAATAACAAAATCGGCGCCATAGCGGAAAAGTTTGCTGTTAAAGGCAAGGTTAAACTGGTTGGCTCAACCCAACGACGAGGTCAATTTTTTACAAGCGACTATGACATACAGACTGAGCTAAAAGGGCGAGCAGATACGCTGGCCAATTACTTTAAAGAGGTCATGATCAACATACCAAAAAAACAATATTATTTCATGGACTTCAAGGCTGGCTTAGATAAGCGCTTGGTTTACGATTTTAACGAAGATGACCTGCAAACGTATCTTAAAAATCCATTGATTTCGGCGTCCTATAAAAAAAAGATTCGTGATGCTAAGGGTGAGCATAGAGTCAAATTGATTCGCGATTTATTCATCTTGCGCTGGACGCCTAAAGACATTGTTGATGGGTTCAAACACTTGGTCGACGGCACGAAATATTCGCTTGAGGATGCGCTACAAGACGACACGGCCATAAAACTTGACATCATAATACCAGTTGGCGATCGTTTTGTCGAGGTGAGCGAAATGTACTTTTATAAACAATCCATAGACGACAAAAAAGCCATAGTGCAGAGCTTGGCTGACGACATTGAGATGTACCGTCATTCAAACAGCATGAAAAGTTTGAAACGTTTATATTCAGTACTCGAATTAACCAACGCTAAGGACACTCGCTTACAGCAATTAGAAATGTTTTTCAATTCGGAATACGGACTGCTTAACAAGTGTGCCAACGACCTCGCCATACTGCTTTTGTTAACCGCCAAGCACACTATACCCTTCAGTAGCGTGGTTTCTAATGTACAAATGATTAAAGAAAATTTGGCGCTGACGACATTGGCCAGTAAACAAAAAATATTATCATTAGACAAAATAACGTCTAAAACTTATCATGTCGTTTGTGAAAAAATGATTACGTATTTGCGTGGCGTGATTAACCCTGAGGCGAAGGACATGCTACGCACAATAAAATAAAATATTCCCATAATTAATATGACGACAGGGTTTTTATCGTATGACGAGAACGACGGCGGAATTCCCGTAGCACAAGCAGGCAAAAAAATACTGTACATGGCATCGAAACCAGTTGAAGACGGTGTTAACCACGTAAAATTGAAAGGCGATTTGACCTTTGAGCCAGTTATTGATAAATCAAAAGAACGCGAGGTCAAGTACTTTAGCGGCGCTTCTGGGGCCGGCAAGAGCTTCAAAGTCGCCGAATACTTAAAGGTTTACAAAAAGGCTTACCCTAAACGAGACATTTTTGTGTTTAGCTCGTTACTTGATTGCCCTACACTGGACAAGGTCAAAGGCTTGAAACGCATTAAGGTTAACGAGCCCATGTTTTTGAACGAGCCGATCGGTGCAAGCGATTTTCAAGACTGCTGCATGGTGTTTGACGACACAGATTGCATCTCAAATAAGATTGTAAAGACCAAAATACAAAAAATAATGGACGAATGCCTTCAGATCGGCCGCCATTTCAATATCACGTGCCTTATAACCTCGCATGCCATGTGCAACGGCCTTGCGACAAAAATGATCTTAAATGAAGCGCATACGATTACCATTTTTCCGTCTTGCTCTGGCAAGCGCGTCCTTAACTATTTGTGTGCTGATTACTTGGGTCTCAGTAAGCAGCAAATTGCAAAACTCAAAAAAATGGATGGCAGGTCAATCACGTTTGTCCGCAACTATCCGCGCTGCATATATTCAGACAACGAATGTTTTATACTTAAAGAGTTAGCCTAAAACGTATTTTTGCGTCTGGTACATGGCGCTTTTGTGTAATGGCTCGTCCAAATTATACTGCAAGAACCCGCCAAATTTCACAGGCTGGGCGACGCCGCTATCATACATGCTTATCTGTGCATTTATGCTCTGCGAAATGAATCTCAATGTGTCCCTTATCAAGTACAGGTCGTCTTCGGTTTTGTTAAATTTTTGTTTTTGATCTGCAGGAAGCGCCGCTTGTGCTGCAACAATATCGTCGTAAAATCCGCCTACATCGGTTATGTATTTATTTATGCTGGCGTCGTAATCTTTCAACCGTTGAATGTCCTCAAGTGGCAGTGCTTTCAGAGTTATACGGCCAATTGACTTCTTTAACGTGTTTAAGGCCATGTACAGTTCATTTGTGTTTCCGGCTGACACTCTATCAGGCTCTGAAATTAATTTGATAACACTCGGAATGTAGCCTTCAAGTTGATTTTCAAGAACTTCAAACTGTCCAATCATTTTATTAAAGCTGTCTACATCTGCCATGGGAGGGCCAATGACACCAGTTTGGTTGTTGTTTAGTAAATCCATTTCAGCAATTCGCTTCTGCGAGTTGTAAAAATCGCGCAACTCTCGGGGATTTCGTCCTTGTCTAAACACGGGCATTTATAAAACAATATATTTTTTAATGGGCGAAGAACGGACTTGAACCGCACAAATTATGAATACGTTTTTCATATTTTCAAACCATGATTCGCCTTGTTTTTTTTTATTTTTTATTATGTGTTGCTTACTTACCGCTTTGCAACGTACAAACCGTTTGCTTTCACAAATTTTGACGCGTCAATCATCTTAAGGCCTCGCTCTTGCATGACCTGCTTGACAATCAATGCGCGTTCGCTCGGCGGCCGCTTACCACCCGTCATAGTTTTCACTGCACGGCGTACAACGGGTATTTTTTTGGCTCTACTGACCGCTTGCCGTACCAGCGGCTCTTTAAGTGCTTTACGCACAACTCTGCGTGCGTCTTCAAACTCGCCAAAGCCAAGCATTTTCGCGACCGTTGCGCCTTTTGCGGCTAAATCAAGACCTTTTGAGGCGGTATCCGCTGCATAATTTGTCCAGCGGCGAGCCTTCTTAAGACGGTTTATTTTACCGCCTTCTTGTTCTTCAAATTCACCAAAGCCAAACATTTTTGCAACCTTTGCGCCCTTGCTCGCCAAATCGAGGCCTTTTGAGGCGGTGTCCACTGCATAACCAGTCCAACGTTTTGCTTTCTTAAGACGATTTATTTTGCCGCCAACGGCCCTCTGCACTGCCGCCTGTAAAAGCGCTTTGCCGACAGGCTCAGCAATTTGACGAACCTGTTTCGATTTTAGCACGCGAGCTACAGGTCGAAGGGCCTTTCCGAGGTTGAATCGAGCGCCGCCCATCTCCGAAAGTTCACCTAAACGCATAGCGTCCGTTGGGTATGCACCGTCGTTCCCAGCAAGTGCAAATTTGCGAACGGGTCCTCCGCCGAGTATCTGAGGATTGTGGGTTATCACGTCAAATTGGTCCAGTTCCCGTAAACGCTGCCGTAAACGCGCGTTGTACAAATTGTCAATGCCAAGGTTAAGATCCGCCATTTACAAGTGTAAATATTTTATTTTATTTTGATAGCGTTTTCTAACGATTCGCAACGGCCAGCAAATAGGCTTGTCTCGCTTCATCTTCAGTGTCGAAATAGCCTAACTGTATAATTTTTCTGTTGCGCTGGATTTGGGCTTTCCATCTACCATTTTTCTGTAAATAACAGCCTTTTGCGTTAAGTATATAATCACGATTTAAAGCTTGTTCCAATTTATTGGCAACTCGTAAGTTTTCGATTTTATGATTTAAACTATTTCTATCAATATGGTCAATCGTATTATGTGGTCCGTTGTCCTCAATTTTCCATTCTAAATTGAATGCTTGATATATGATGCGAGCTGTATTATATGTTTTATTATTTATCATCGTCCGATGCTCCTTATAACCAGATTTTTGTATATTAATACAACCCTTTGCTTGTACCCATTTTTTGGTATGTTTAAACTCAACCCATTTCCAAATATCTCCGCTGCTAAAGACCTTTAGTTTTGCATTGTTGAGTTCAAATTCAATGGGGTTCATTTGTTAGTAGATTTTATTCAATTGTTTTTAATTCGTTTCTAACACATTCTGTCGGCCAAGCGAGATTTCATCCCACCTGCCGAAAGTGCACCGGCACTCATCGCTGAGCCGCTCATACCAAACCGGCGCGGGTGCATTGCGATACAGCGATTAAGCATTGCTCCCCCAACCATACGTTCGGGCAACTCGACAGATTTCTGTTCTTTTGCCATTCCAACTGCCTCTCGTGTAAGTAATCCGGTGTAGATATTGGTCGTGCCTTGAGACAGAACCATAATGCCAGAGTTGCACGCAATAACGCACAGCTCCACATCAGGCACAACCGCCCCAAATTGGTTAAAGACTTGCGCGGTAAATTGCAGCGAAAACGCGCCAAGAGATCCGCACGAAAGGTTGTCAGGCAACGACAGGTCGGTCGGCGAAATTACCAGCATAGAACCCGTGGTGGGGACGAGCGCAGATTGGCCGTCAGCAGTCGCGACCGTTGCTTTCCCGCAAAACTCGTACCATGATTGCTGCGAGTGATTTTTAGTAGACAGGCGCCACAGATCCTGCGGGGAAGCAGAGCTAAGAAGACCACTTTGGTTATTGAGATTAATGCTGATGTTGCGAATGGTTAAGAACGAAGACGTGTCCTTGGGTGTCTGGGTTGCCATTGACTTACGAGCAACGATTATAAAATAGTCCGGCAATTGTGCCAGCTGAATCGCCTGAGACGAGACAGGCTGCGCCGTATTTGCGTTGATAGGGACGGCAGCGTTCACGCTCGTCAAATAACGGGGGAGATCAAAATAGGGCACCACGTTTCTCGTCTGAAGACGGTCGCTCGGCTGAGAGGACAAAAGGCGCAGCAGAATAGACGCGCCTGCAGAAGGAGAGTTAAGCAACGCTTGGCCTGTGGCAGCTGACATCTGAAACATATTTGAGTTTGCGACCCAACGAGCACCAGCAGGGTCAGCGCCAACACCAGCCGTCAAGGAAATAGTCCCCGCGCCGGCATACGACACCAAACGATTGAGACTGCTATTGATGTTAAAAGTGAACGCCATGTTGTTGACTCCGAGCATACCCTGCTTGTTATTTTCGGGGTCGGCGTAGATAAAAGGCGACAGGAAAATGGGCTCAGTCGTTACGCTAAACACGCTCACAATCCAAGTGTCCGTAAGTAAGGTCGACACGGGCGATGCATCAACTCGACCGCCAGCCACGGTGTAGTGGTCAATGTACACCAAGCAAGGGTGAGCGCCACGAGGCGTCAGGTCGCCGTCATACGATTTATTGGCAAACCCAGCAAGGGGGCTCGAGTTGGCGCCGTCAGCGTCAGAGTAAACGCCAAATTCTTGGTCGGGCAACGACGGGCACATGCCGTTGTGGCGAAAGAGCTCGCGGTTGTTATTGAGACGCAAAATCTGGGGCAAAACATCCTGCAGGTTGCATGACGTGGTGGAGTTGTTGATGGTGGCCGACGCGGTGGTCATGATGCTCGCGAGAGGAAACGCCTGCAGGGCAGCAGAACGACCCCAAGAAATGGCCGTTTGGCCTACAGGGACATTCGAAAGATTGATCCGGAACTGCAGAGGGGTGCTGATAAGCGCGTCGCGGGCAACGATGATGTTTTCGCTGGGGACTTGAATGTTGTACACCTGCACGCTTGAGGTCGACGAGGTCGCGGCAAACGGCTGATACGTTGTCGAGTTAGCACCTGATTTCACGGCATAAACAAGGTCAGGCGTGATATCGGCGATCGTTGCATCCTTGACAAGCACGGTTTTGAAGTCGGAGGACATTTTGTATTACCCAGAGATAAAAAAATTCACGAGGAAATATTTTTGAATAACCTTTTATTTGATGCGTTCGAAGAGAATTTTGCACGTGAGGGACTCCCCTGAAAACAATTTTAATGGGATTAGTTCGCCTGTGAGTATTTTGTAATAAACGTTCAAATCTATGCTGTATAGCGGACGGTTCCCCTTAAGAGAAATTCGCCTATACTCGGCCGATGGGTTGTACACCAAATTGGGCCTGTAATTGCCGCTTTCTGAGACGATGTCCGTGATGATATTCGCAAAGTCGCTGTTATTGCCGCCCAGCGCTACGTTAACGTTGTCGCTAAATACAACCGGCGTGCTGACTTGGTTGGCCTCGATCGGAAGCGTGTTGCTTGTAAAGACGACAGACAAAATAGGAGACCACGACGCTGTGGTGCTTTGCTCCTGCGTCCAAATTATAGCTCGATAAGTGAGATACGTGGCTGGCGGTACTGGAAACTGTAGCGGCGGAATAAGGTTCACTGCATTTGTCCCGCCAATGTCCACGAAAGGGATCCTATAGTTTTTACCATTTAACACGTCGTAACCGAGGTAGACTGCCGGAAACGAATTGAACAGGTTAAACAGAGGCGCATTCATGAAAACTCCGATTTGGTCAATGAGAACAGCGGGGTTCACGTCATATCCCCCTGTGTCTGCATACATCGATGCGGAATTCGTCGTGGGGTCCCAGCTTATAAGCGGCGGGTATATGGTAGGCATTACTCCACCTGCTGCAACTACCAAAAAAGTCAAATCATCAAAGCACGATGTAAGTGCTGCATAAATGCGTTCAATAAAAAAAGTGTACGAGTAACAATTGTAATAGCCCTCCTGATTGAATTGGCGTTTGTTATGCGTTTGCAACGGGGTCGGCGGCAGAGGCGCGCTGAGGTCCTGAGGATTCCAGTTGACGTACGTTTGAACCTCAAAGTTTTGATACGTCAGCGTTACGCTGTAAATCGTCAAATCTCGATTGCCTTGATTTGGCTGTATTTGCGGAATAAACACGGGCAGCGATGACGTCCCGCACGTGAACCTGACGATCGACATCGTATATTCCTCGGGTACGCTTATGAACGGCGTGGTTCGCGTGTCTTGATAGGCAAACACCTGCGGTTTTGTGTCAGAGTTTTGTAAATTGCTCACGGCCACATCGTAATAAATTAAATCAGACTTGCTCTTATTCACGCGTTCGTTTAATTGGCTCATAACGTATTGAAATATTTTATTTTACAAATACCGCCGCGGGATTTGCTCAAAGCCAGCTCCAAATATCTCCGCTGCATCAGCCCCGCGGATAATCTTGGCCGAATGTTCGCTTAATGGGTTGTAGGTCCGCGCAGGGATTACCTTCACGTTTTTATTTTTGGGAACGAAAATACTCACGGGATCAAGTGATGATTTTACAATTTGTTCGTTTTTCATGACTGTTTGAAACGGCGTGCGGGCTGGGTTGACCTCCACTGACTTGTTCACCAGCCCTTCTTTGTTGAGCTCGTGAGCTAATGCAGACGCTTGGCTGTGAGAGGTGGTCAAAACATTATCTTTGCCGTACTTGGCGTTGACAGCCTTCTGCGTGTCTTTTCCCCGTTGGTACCGGCCCGTTTGCTTGTATAAACCCACGCCCAGCGCTGCATTATTTAGCCAGTCAGATGCCCCTTGGGTCCCGCGGTGTGATAACACCGTTTCACCTGTAGCCGGATTATGGTAAACTGAGGCCTCTCGTGTCGTGAGAGCGCTGTCGAGCACAAAATCCCCAATTTGCCTTGGCCGAGCGGCCCCCTTTGTGTAAGACGCAGCTGTTAATTTCTTCAACTCTTTGCCCGTGATCGCGCCGCCCTCGAGAGAATGCAGCAGCCGTAATTGGGCTTTGGCATTTTTCAAAGTTGAACGGCTGGCATGTACTTCTCCTGTGTCCGCGTTCACTATAGAATAGCGCCGTGGAGAAATCTTGATCATTTGATAGGGCATTAATATTGCCTTTTATTTTAACTTCTTCAGCGTGTTGTAAATCGTAAAATACCCCAACACGGCATAATATACAACTCCAAAAAAATACGGTACGTGCTTCATTTATGTTCTAACAGCGCATTTAAAATTTCAATATTTGCACGAATATCGGGCGTGTTCCAAAGCAAAAACCACGAAAATAGTGCTGGACTTGGAATCAAATTGTCGATCCTAAAGCGCTCAGCAGCGTTTGCGTAGTGCCTTTTTCTGTAGTTATCCCGAGTCTTTTCACTCGCTCCGTCAACAAACGTGAACCCATCTGGCGAGCCAAAGTAATACTTTTTATTGTTATAAACCGCCAAGCACCTTTTATTTGGTTTATGGCTGTCAAACACGTCCATATTAGAGCTCTATATTATTTTTTAAAAACCAACCCGAATTGAACGTGTTTCGTCAGCACAACCAGTGCAAGTTTTTTGTGGGTTTCCCCGTTTAAATTAGTTGTGTTTTTTTATATTCCTGAAATGATGCGCGTGTCTTTCATCGCTTGATTTTCGGGTTCATCATTCACCACACCGAAACCGTGATAAAATCCTTTGTGTTTTTCGCCACCTATCATACGAGATTCTTGGCTGTTGTAGGTGAATGCTATACCCATGCGCTTAAACTCATCACGAATATTGCTTTTTCCAGCAGGTCGCAATAATTCCTCAGCGATTTGCTTGGAGACTTTGAGGTCGTCGCCGATGGTGAACTCAGCTTCAAAGCATTCTCGAAACTTGTCGTTTTGTTCGACTATCGCGTCTTTTTCGGCTTTCCAGTCGCAAGGATATGCTGCCATTCCAGTCTCGTGAAATTTGTTTGAGTAGCTGAACATCAGCTGCAGTAGCGCTGATCGATATGTGGTGCGCAGCGCATCACCAAATGCAGTGTCCTTTTTGAATATTTTCTTTTCGAAGTTGTCCGCTTTCCAGCCCTCCTCCACTGACAAAAATTTGGAGTCCATTTGCAGGTGGCGAAACCGCCTCTGTATGCCCGCATCCATCTTTATTGACAGCGAGTTGTTTGACACCAAAAACAGCTTGAACTGAATTCGCATCATCGCATTTGTGCTGTAGAGTTTGTCGTATTTCACACAGGTACCGTCAGTCAAATCCTTCAGCAGCTCCGAGTTTTTCTTGGCGCCGCTAACCTCATTAGCCCATGCGATGCGCTTACCAGACCAAGTGCCAATTTCTTTATGCACTTTAGTATTTCCTTCGTCAAACGCCGTTTTTTCCGTTTTGCACACGTATATCGGCAGAATCGAGGTCAACGCTTCCAGCAACGTGCTTTTGCCGTTGGACGCCGTTTGTCCCGCTATGTAGTACAGCTCGCAAAGTTTTGAACTGTCGCCTGTCAACGCATAACCCAGTGCACCGAGGTAGTAGTCCATGTGCGCCTCATTGTAGTTGCAAATTTTCTTTATTTGCTCGCGCACATGCGCTACGTCTTCCGTGCGAGCAACTTCATACGCAAAATCCAGAGTTCGCGTGATCATGTCGCCTGCTTGAATGCCTTCACGAAATACCAGCGTCTTGAGATCCAAAATTCCGTTCTTGTATGCTACTGTGTAAATGCTGTCGTCCAAATCGTTCGCAAAATTTGGTTCCGCAAGGTACTCCATCAGCAATGTCGCAACATGGCTTGAAAAACCAGCTTCACCGACCTTCTTGTAAAAGAATGCATACGACTTTTCTTGTTCGCAGATTACTTTTTTTTGCTCTTCAGTGGCTGTGCTTTTCTTGAATAAAATCACCTCCTTGCTGATGTCAATCAGCGATTGCAAGTGATTGATAATGGTGGCCAGCGGCGCCTTTGTAGAGAAAATCCACAAGTTTGACTTGTCAAGACGCCACCACCCTGCGCAATATACGAGTTGGCCACGTAGTTCGTCGCAAATGTATTTTGCCACGTCATTTTCGCCCTTGTGCAAGGTATCCAGCTGCACGTACTGCTCGTGAGTAATGATCCATTTTCGGTAACCAAACGGGTTAACTTCCTTGGCTATGGTCTGCAAGCCATACAGCGACATTGGCGTGGTCTTTCGACTCCATAGTGCAGCTGATTCTGGTGTGTCGATGTAGTTTTTGAAAACTTCAAATGAATACTTGTTGTACTTCAAAATACCGCTAATTTTAGACAAATTGTCCGTTGAAACCCCCTCTCCAATCACGTTGATCAGCAAGTCAAGCCACTTATCAGACACGTGTTTTTTGACGGGTTTTGGGACATACGACTCGTCGTTTGTAGCCACCAACGTAAATTTGCACGACAAATCGCGATGTTTTTCAATAATCGCGTGATGCTTTTTGGAGTCGTTGGCCTTGCTCAAGCTCATGAGGTAGGGCCACCCGATATTTTTCTCTGTGGCGCGATCCATGTGGTCCTCTACATCTTCCTTCCCGCCGTAGTTTTTTGCGAGCTGGGAGTACTTGTCAGCTACATCCAACGGGTCGATAAACGAAAACTTGATTGCCCATATAAAATTCAACCAGTTTAAGTAGTCGCCGTACACGTCGGGGTTAATATTATCGAGTATTTCCGTGTGAAATGCTTCTATTTTGACTGCATCTACTGGTGTGAAATTCTCTTCGCGTTTGGCTTTGATAGGCAGCTCCGAAAATAACTGTTTCAAAAACGTGAACATGAATTCGTCTTCGGCCTTCATCACGTAGAAGGGCTTGTCGCCAAGAAACGCGCGAGCTTGCCCGAGTTTGTTTGTGATTTTGCTTACTGTTTTTGTAGGAGGAATTACTTGATTTCCTGCAAAAAACATTTCAAGGTTCTTTATGTTTTTCCTTTTTTTGTCAAGGTTGGCTTCAAAATTTACCATTTGCGGCATGTCCGTGTAGTCTATCAGCACGTTATGATTTCCTTCGGTGCTTGACACAAATAACCCGTCAAATCGGTCGATCCCATCGAAATACTCTTTCCATTTCGCGTCCGTGTAAGCGCATCCAAGGCGTTTTCCAGTTTCGGGGTCTTTAT